ACATGCACCATCATCCAAGGCGGAGCAGGGAAGGTCACCGTGGCAGCTGGTGGACAAACCCTGAACTCGTACAGCGGCCTACTCAGTACGATGGGACAATACGCCATCATCTCGTTGTTTGCCCCAGTTGCCAACACCTTCATCGCAGCCGGAAACCTCGGCGTTTAACACAAGGAAAATGACATGTCTTTGAGAAAAATTGTCGAGGCCGAAGGCCCATCTTTCATCCAATCACCAATTGGAACAATCCAAGCTGGAATTGAAAAAGTCACATTTGTTGCCGTTTGCAAAATTACATCCATCAGCGGCAGCAAAAACTTATTGGATTTCAATGTGAACCACATTGGCGACAGAGCAGCATTTGAACGCTCGTATAGTTTTGAGCCATCTGTTGCTGATGATTCTGAGAACTTCATCAAGCAAGCCTATTTGTATTTGAAAACCTTGCCAGAATTTTCTGGTGCTGAAGACTGCTAAAGGAAAAAAATCATGTCCACCAATTCGCAAATTGCATTCAACCCCCAGGGCCAGACCGTTGTCGTCGCCGCCTCGGGCACAGCACCCACCGGCGTGCAGGCTCCCGTTTACGAGAAGTTCAATCCCCAAGCCACAGGCCAGTATCGCTTTGTGAACTCAGGCACGAATACCGTGTTCTTGGGCACTGGTCCCACAGCAGCATTGGCTCAGGCGGCTGCGGTTGCTCCAGTGGCTGGAACTCCATCGGACGCCATCGTGCTGGTCCCTGGCGCCATCGAGATCCTGCGCTTCAACAAAGACACCTTCTTCAGCGGTCTTGCAGCAGCAGCCACAACTCTCTACGTCACGCCCGGCCAGGGCATCTAAATGCTGGAGACCGAAGTCATGGCGGATGGGAACGAGATTGATCTGGTCAAGTACGGCGTGCTTTGGCAGAAAGTCCAGGACATGGACAAGAAGGTGGACAAGATGGAGCGCAACGTCGAGGAGCTGCTCGCGCTCGCCAACAAAGGGCGCGGCGGCTTCTGGATGGGCATGACCATCGCGTCATCAGTCGGCGCTGTCGTGGCGTGGATTGCCGGGCACATGAGGGGCGGTTGACATGCTTGCTGAGATCGCAGCAGCGAACGCAGCGTTCTCGGTCATCAAAGCAGCCCTTGCCAATGGCAAGGAGCTGTCGGCCCTTGGCTCAAGGGTCTTTGATTACTTCGACAACAAGGCCAAGATCCAAGAGAAAGCCACCCAGAAGGGCGGCGGATCTGACCTTGAGGAGTTCATGGCCCTGGAGCAGCTCAGGCTGCAAGAGGAAGAACTGCGCGAGCGCATGGTTTATGCTGGTCGGCCAGGAATGTGGACAGACTGGGTGAAGTTCCAAGCAGCCGCAGCCCGACGCAGGCGTGAGGCAGCAGAAGCGGCCAAGCGCGAGAAAGCTCGCAGGGACGCACGGCTGGCGCAGCTCACCGAGTACATCGCCATCGGCATGGCCTCAGTCATCTTGGCTGCTTTGCTGATCTACGGTCTTGTCATCTACATCAAATACATCCGATGAGCGACGAAAAGCTAAACGCCAACTCAACCCTGGACAAGGTTCTCGGGTACGTGGATTCGCCGTTTAAGCTGTTCGCCATCCTCCTCATGGGCGTGGTGGCTTTTGCCGGGTATTTTCTTTGGCAGAACCAGGACTTCATGCGCGACGCTTACAAGGAATCCAAGAAGCTGCCAGAGATCAACACGGCCAGGGCAGACGAGGCCAGCGCCATCCTGTTCAAGCACACCGGCGCAGCCGTGGTCGCCATCTTCAAGGTTAACCCCCTGTTCAACAGCCGTGTACTTTATCGGGCCTACACCAAAGACGGCAGGGACAAGAGCATCGAGGACATTGATGTCGGCCTTTTCACCCACAGCGCCCCCAATAATGCAGATGTGGTCAAGCTCATGACCAACGAGATCCCGTGCGGCGAGTATCGTTACGCGCAATCCGAGGTCGGTCTCTGGTACATCGAGAAGGGCGTCACCTTCACCTGCCGGGTAAGCGTGCCACCAGACAGCCCCAGATTCGTCGGCCAGGTCACGGTCGGATGGCCACAGCAACCAGAGAATCTGGAGCAGGCCAAATTCATGCTGGAGATCGCCAGCACCATGTTAACCAAAAGAGGAAACTGAATGGACTGGCTCAAACAAATTGCACCCACCATCGCCACGGCGCTCGGTGGTCCATTGGCAGGCATGGCAGTCTCGGCCATCTCCAAGGCCGTCGGCGTCGAGCCTGACCAAGTTCAGGACATGATCGCCAACAACAAGCTGTCAGCCGAGCAGATCGCCCAGGTCAAGATCGCTGAGATCGAGCTCCAAAAGCAAGCCCAAGAGCTTGGCCTCAACTTTGCCAAGCTGGAGGTCGAGGACAGGAAGTCAGCACGCGAGATGCAGGCCACCACCAGGTCGATGATGCCACCCATCTTGGCTGGCGCTGTGACCATCGGCTTCTTCGGCATCATGGTGATGATGTTCTTCAACCAGATCGACAGCAACAACCCAGCAATTCTGATGATGCTCGGAAGCTTGGGCACGGCCTGGACCGGGATCATCGCGTATTATTTTGGCTCCAGCGCAGGATCTCAAGCCAAGACCGACTTACTCTCAAAAGCAGGGCCAGTGAAATGAACTTAACCCCCAACTTCACCTTGGAAGAACTCACGGCCAGCGAGACGGCCGAACGCAACGGCTGGGACAACAGCCCCAATGATCAGGAGCTGGCCAATCTCACCAGGCTTGCAGACTTCTTGGAGCAGGTCAAAGTCGTGCTGGGCGGCAAGCCCATCATGATCTCGTCGGGCCTTCGCACCAAGAGGGTGAACGATGCCGTGGGCAGCAAAGACACCAGCCAGCACCGCATTGGCTGCGCTGCCGACTTCAAGGTGCCAGGCATGACCCCAGACGAAGTGGTGCGCAAGATCGTGGCCAGCGGCATTGGCTACGACCAGGTCATCCGCGAGTTTGATCGCTGGACCCACATCAGCATTCCGAACAGCGAGGACACCAGCCCACGCAAACAGGCGCTGATAATTGACAAGGCTGGCAGTCGTCAGTTTGCGTGAGCAACACAGGCCACCAGGAATGCCATCCACAGCATCCCCAGGATGGCCATCAGCACCCAATACGCCAACCGCCTGAGTTGGTAACGCCAGACACTCTGCGGCAACAGCTCAGGCCCGTGCACTCTTTGGCCAACCTTGGCCACGCTCACAGGTTGATCTTGATCGCTCATAGCATGGCCATCAAGTAACCCACACCAGCCCACACCAGCCAGAGCACTAGGGCCGATGTGAGAGCAGAAATCAGCATGAGGCCGATCAAGATATATCTGTCTTTCATTGCATCTCCATCAGAATGATCCAATTTACTTCACGATCCTCATGAACGCACCACACCGAGCGCACTTGTAGATTGGTTGGCCCTCGACGGGTTCCCAGCGGTGTTGGCATTCGCTCATGTGTTGCTCCTTGCTCGGATGGCGGCAACGATGTTTCTCACGGTGGCATCTGCGTCTCCAAGTTGGTCGTAATAACCCCGACCAGAAACAACATGGTCAGAATCCTCTGCCACCTTTACACACGCCTCACGCTCGTCAGCCCTCTCCTGCTCCAGCCGCCCCTTGAACCATCCAGCAATGAAGTCAAAGAACAGCTTGGCGCTCTCGTCTGCATCGCCAGTGAACGTCATCTCTGGCCCGTTGAAGTCCAGCACGCCGATCTGTTTACCATCACGATTAAACGTCATGTTGTAGTTGGGCTTCATTTCAAGTAGGGTGATTGGTAATTCCGAGGACTGCTTGAATGTGTATGTTGGTGGCTCATAGTCCAGCCCCAACTCACGAGCGTTCTCTGCCATGCGCTCAAGGGCTTGATGCTTAGGCACACACCCATTCTTCATGCAGTGCGCGACTGTTTCGCATTCGTCACAGATCATTTCTTTTCTCCTTGATGCCGTGGGCGGCTTCGTTGCTGATGTCGCAGGCTTTGTCATGACCTTCAATCCAAGACGCAACGCTAAGGTGCGCTGACCATGTACCCGGTGCAAGCTGTTCAGTGTGGACGGTGACAAGACCTTTGCTGACTGCCAAATCCCAGAGTGCGGCTTTTGTTGCCTGCTTATCCGTCAGCCCCCGCCACGTAGTGGCATTAACCCATGTGCGCTGTGCTGGTGGGGATGTGTAAATCAGCCTGTATGCGGCATCGTATTTGGCCTTAGATACTGGATAAATTTTTGCACCACCATCAATCGGCTTAATTGATGGCAACATTGCAAGCGTATCAACATGTACAGAACCCACCGGCTCTTGCTGTGCTGGCTGCTCTGCCATCCTTGCTCTCTCGTCAGCACGGACAAGCTCTGCCAGTCTGTGTATCTCAGGCATGAACTCCTGAAACAATCCCCAATCATCACCAGCGGCTTCACGGGCCATTTCAATTGTTGTTTTCATGAAAATCCTTCCATTTCCACCCGAACATTTGCTCGGTGTTCTTAATTTGTTCATCAGTTGGCTTGCTGTGCACCACAAACTGTGTATGCACCACACCGCCCGGGTCTAAAACCCAGCAGCCAACTGGTTTGGGTAGTTTATAAAACGTGAATTTACTTTCTTCCATTCAATCCCCCTTAACTAACTTTGTAATCGTTATGACCGCACTTGGGGCATAAGATGTGCTGTTTTGGTGGCCAGCAAGCCAATACCATGCCGCCATTTCAATTACGGTCTTCATGTGTTGCTCCTTGCTCGGATGGCGGCAACGATGTTTCTCACGGTGGCATCTGCGTCTCCAAGTTGGTCGTAATAACCCCGACCAGAAACAACATGGTCAGAATCCTCTGCCACCTTTACACACGCCTCACGCTCGTCAGCACGGACAAGGTTGGCAAATCGGTGCAATGCAACAGCGACGTGACTGTCGTTAGGAAAAGGAATGTGATACAACAACCCAGCCTCCCGCGCCATTTCAATTACGGTCATCATTTTTGCTCCTCAGTTTGGCAATCATCAGTTTGGCCTCAATGGGGTCAACGTCAAACTTGCTCAACTCCTCATCCGTCAGCCCAACCCATTGCCGCTGTGCTGCGGGTGGGGTGGTGTATAAAGGCTCCCATGCTTTCGCAAACGGTCTACCGCTTGGGTCTGCAATGCAAAATTGCTCCGCTTTTGGAATCCAGTACGCCACAGGCTCCTGCACAGGTGCTGCAAGGGCTTGCTTGATGGCGGTGATGGCTGCTTTGCTTTTGTCGATGTAGGGCTGGTCATCACTAAGCGCAGCCTCCAACGCCTCCAGCGCCAAGTCGAGTGCTTTGTCTTTGGTCATGACTGCTCCTCAGTGGCCTTGTGCAGATAGGTCGTCAGGCGCTTGATCTGGGCCTCACGGTACTTGCACATTGACTCAGCGTATTCACGCGCTGTCTGGGCCTCCAGCAGGCTGCGCTTGCTGTCCTCCAGCTCACGCAAGGCCAGTGCTTCTGCACTCGGTGTGGTGTAGGAGTTCTTCACCCAATTGCACAACTCTCGAATCATGACAGCTCCTCCGTGGCCATCTCGTCGGCCATCTTTGCCCAATACGCCCTGGTTATCATGTCCAGCAAGATCCCAGCCTGGTCAAACTTGCGCTCAGCCAGCATCTTGGCCATGACCATTTTCTCGTTGGTGGTGGCTTCGCCATAAGCCTCGCAAATGTTGAAGCCATCCAGCGGGTCACACGCCTCGCCATGCGTCAGCAGTTCAGCAGCTCGCGCCTCGATTGCAAAGTCCAGGCTCTCGGCCTCGTCCTCATCATCCTGGCGGCTGTTCATCATCATGGTGTTGTAGCAGCTCATGACGACCACCATGCGACTAGCAAAGCGGCCATGCCGACACCAATGGCCAAAGCCAAGGCATAACCAGCCACGCGCTCCCAAAGCGGCTCTGGACGGCCATAGGCCTGAATCCATGTGCAGTCTGCAAAATTACGGGGTGTTGTGTTGTTCTTCATGTCGTTCTCCTAAAAGATGGGGCCAGTGGCCTCGGTGGGTTAATAAATTTTGAAGCCAAGCAATTTGTTGATGTTGTGTCCAGCTTCTTCTGCTCGCTCACCAGCTGCATTTGCGGCGGCAGAAAACAAAGAAGCATCTGATGTTGGATCGGATGCGTTTTGCAGATCAACGCATTGGTCTGACAAATACAAGCCGGTTTCAGCTTCAATTGACACCAGTTTTTCAATCAATTCTTTGTAGGTCATAACGGTCAGCCCCTTGCTGGTTGTTTGTTGGTAGGCCTCCAGTATAACTCTATTTCCCACAATCTCACACAATTTATTTTATAGGGATAAACCCTTAGAACAACGTCACCTCAACATCATGCGGCTTGCGCTTTCCCTCCAGCAGCTCATGCAGGCGTTTCTCGGTCAGGCGGTGGCATCGAATCATGGTGCGTGCAGACAGCACATCCAGCAGTGCGGCGTAATCCTCCAGCACAGCACGCACGGCCTGGATTCCAGCACCGTCCAGCCGGATCGCAGCCCCAGCCAGGTTGCGGCGGCCAGCCATGGCCAGCGCGGTGATTGCATCCATCAGCAGGCCAGAGCTGTCATCGCACACTTGCATGGTCTCGATCAGGGTCTCCATCAAGTTGACCGCATCCGACACCACCCGCCAGTCGTCAGTGGTTGGGCTCTCGCCTTGCTCCATCGCGGCCAAGCCTTCATACATTCGAGTCAGCTGGTGCGTGCGGTACTCCAATGGCAGCGGCTCGGTGGGGCTGGCCATCATCTCGTCGAGAATCGTGTAGTGCTTCGGCCTTTGGGCCGGGCGTTTCTTCCCGGCCTTCCTCACACAAACCCCCGAATGTCTGGCGCTTTCCAGCCTTCTGGCTTGCCGATCTTCCCGCCTTCGAGAATCACCGGCTTGCCATCGACCAGCTTGGCGTCGTTCGAGTCCAGTACAGCACGATCAGCCCCAGGCTTGTTCATGCCGGCCAGGTAAGCCACGCCATTGCCAGTCACCTCGGTATCGCACAGCGCGTCCAGGGCATCAATCCGTAGGTGCACCGGGATGTAGACGAACTGTTCACGGCGCTTCAACTTGCCAGCGAACCACTCCAGATCGGTGCGCGTGCGCTCCAGCAACTTGCCATAACCCTCAGAGTCGCTTCGCAGCGCCCCCAGGAACTCGCAGAACTCCTCCAGATGGCAACCGATCTGCACAGACAGATTTTCGGTGTCAGGCTCTTTGCCGCAGGCCTTCAACCAGCCCTCGGTGCGCTTGTAGTTGCTGGCCTGCACTTCTTCCAGCAAAGCCACAGCAATCTGTCGCGCCACCACAAAAGGCTCGGCTCCCTGCTCCCAGGCTCCCAGCTCGTCCACCATCCGATCGACGGTGATCTCGGCCATGCTTCGCTTGTCATGCTGCAACAACGACAGCGTTTCCGCTTCGCTTGCGTATGGGTCAGGCTTGGTCATGGTTTTTTCTCCAAAATGATTTTGGACAACACTTGTTGCGCTTCGTGCATTTGCTCGTGCAGGTAATCAGGCAGTGGGTTTTTTGTGCTGAATGCCCACGACTCCAGCGCGGACAGCAACATCATGGTTTTGAGCGCTTCTTCTTTCGTCATGCTTTCACCTTCTCAGACTGGCGTGCCAGCTCCAACTTGATGCAATGCAGGATCTGCGCGGCCAAGGTGCGGGTGTTCTCCTCGGCCATCTTCCGCAGCTCGATCTCCACATCCGCAGGCAGCCGCAACGTCATGTAGCGGTCTTTGATCTTGTCGGTGCTCATAGGTCGACCCCCTGATAAATGCTTTCAAGTCGGCTGATTTGGTGGGCCAGCATGTTGTTAAACGAACTGAGCTGGCTGGCCAAGGCAGAACCAGATTGGTCTGAGCCGCGCAAGGAGTTGTTTGTCTCTGGCGCAGGAATGGTGGCCGTTGCCAAACGACGGTCCAGTTCGTCAATGACGCATATCAAAACATTGAGATGCTTCTCAAACTGCTGCACCTCACGGGTTACGTTTCCTTGTGGTCGCTGCTTTTCAATAGACGCACCAGGAATTACCCCAGGGTTATATTTTTCCTGTTGCTGGGCAGGGTTGTAGGCGTAGCCTTCTTCAATCCGGCCCCTGGGGTCGTAGCCCCTTGCAAGTTGGTCGTAGTTCATCAGTCGGTCCCTCCAGCGTTGGAGATCGCCTCCTCAAACATATCCATGGTCGCGCCGGACCCAGCCAGCTCGATGGCCGTTCCGCCAGTCAGAAGGCTCACCAGATCATCCTGGCCAGCCACCTCGATGTCGAAACGGGTCTGGGCGGCGTACTTGATGGCTTGGGCCTGGTTGCTTGCGCGAATCAGGCGGTGCTTGTTGGTCTCCACATCGGTGACCAGGTAAATGCGTGTGCTCATGTTTTTTCCTTAAAAATCAAATTGACAATGCAAAAGCTCGGCGTTTCATGGGATCGGCAAACGGTATGTCGTCACTCATATCCTCGAAACCGCCTCCGCCAGCCTGTCGTGGCGCTGGCGCTGGCGCTTGCCTCTGTGCTGGCGCAGCCCGTTGGCCATCGCCAGAACCTTCAGACACAAACTCAAAGTCGGCCAGGCGTGCGACTATCTTGGCGTTCGTTGTTCCGTCGTTTTTTGTGTAGGTCTGGATGTGTACATCTTCCAGGTACGCCACGATCTGCTTGCCTTTTGTCAGGTAAGGCGCCATCGGCTCGGCACGTTGACCCCATATCGAGGCATCAACCCACTGCGTCGGGCGCTTGCCGTCCTCACCCTTCTTGCCATAGGTGAATGCCAGGGTGACGTTGGCCACAGCCGTGCCACCTGGTGTAAATCGCACCTCGGCATCTTTGCCGATGCGTGCCAGTCCTTGTGCTTTCATGCTTGCTCCTTCAGTTTGTAAACCCGAACAACCCGAGCGTGGGCTGATGGGTGGGTTGCTTGACAGTATCCAATCGCCTCAAAGGTGTCACCCTTCAAGACCGCGCCCCATGTGTTGGGGTGGTAATCGGCAGGCAGCTCCACACGCTCCCTGACCTCGTTGATGGTGACTTGGCCAGTGGCCTCGGCCACCTCGACCGCAACCGATCTGGCATAAGCCAGCCAGTCCTCGCGGCCCATGGCAACCCGTGCCAGGCCAGCATCGCGCAAGTCGCGGCCATTCATGCGCCTCTCCGAATCTGGATCAACTTGTCCACAGTTTCTTGCACTTCGGCCAAGAACTTGACCACCTCGGCCTCGTACTCAGCGATCAAATCGTTGTCGCGTGGCACTCGTTTGATGAACAGCTGCATGTCCTCCGGCATCCGTGGGTCAAAGCTCACAAAGTCGCACCAGGCTCGGCCAGTGCAGGCCATTTGCCACTGCATCTGAGCGATGTACTGACTCGACGCTTTATCCGCTATCAGCGTGGCAATGTGCGTGCTGGTGTTTGGGCACTTGATCTCGACCAGTCCATCTTCACCAACTAGGCCATCAGGAGATGCCCCAGACATTTCAATGGCCGGGTGCTGGATCATGGCCACCTCAGTGACAATCAGGCCAGTCTCGGCCTCGTAAGCCATCCGCGCCATTGGCTCGGTCTCAGTGCCGTGCTGCATGGCTCCACTTTTGAAGGTGTCAGCGGCTTGGCCAGTCAGTCGCTCAGCCACCAGCTGGGCCAGATAGTTGCCTCGGCTGGCCGCCACCCCGGTCTTGGTCTTGGCCATGATGTCGGCCACACGGCTTGCAGTGACCTTGCCCAGGCGCTGGGCGAACCATTCAGGTGTTCCTTGCTCGATCATGCTACCCCCTGCTCGTCAGCTGTCTTGGCTGCCTTCTTTAGGGCTGGACCTTGGGCTTGCCAGAAGGCTGCCTTGTGCGCAGACTTTGGCAAAGCCTGGAACGCTGCGGCCAGTGCCTCGCTACCTTGCAGGGCGGCCTCACGCATTGCTGGCAGGGTGGCTGCCTCGAACTCACCATAACCGGCCACAGGAGCAGGCGTGCGCTTGCTGGCGGCGTTGCCATCATCATCCTCAGGAGCAATACCGCAAGCGGCCATCAGGCTGTAGCGGCGTGCATAAGTCAGAGCGCTGCCATAACCCTGGGCGTCGTGCTTGACAGCTGGAACGTGCAACTTGCCAGCCGAGAAGATCTCACCAGATTCGTGGACAAAGACCGTCTCGACCATCACGCCAGCCTCACATTCGTGGGTTTGCTGAACCAGGGCAATGCCGTTATCGTTAAGTGAATCCATCACCGCCTCGACGCAAGCTGCTAGATCTGCATAGCGGCTTTTGAAGTGCGGATTGCTTGAGGACTTGAGCGCAGGGCCAAAGGCTTTCTGGGCCTTGACCAGTGCTGCTGCGATTTGCTTGATTTCCATCGTGTTTACCTTTCGTGGTTGATTGTGGTGAAAAGAATCATACAACACAAAACAAAATTTTATAGGTTTTTGCAAAAATAAATTTTTAGGCACGTTACAAATTGATGTTATAGTCCAGCACATGACAAAAGACGATCAGTATTACCAACAGGTCTGCACCTTCGCCCACAAGCAGGTTGGCAGCTACTCCAAACTGGCCAAGGCTCTAGGCGTGCCATCTGGCGCTGCCGTGCAGATGTGGCGGGTCAATGGCGTGGCCCACAAGTGGCGGCCAGTGCTGGAAAAAAAGTTCGGAGCTGCCTTCCGCAAGAGTTTGCAAGAATTGGTGACATGAAGCCCGGCTAGGATGGGAGTAGCTACCCGTCCGAAAAGCGCACCTCCCGCCTGCCGTGGACTTTTTTTTAGGAGGATTTTTGGAGATCAGGATGTTTGATTTTGAAAGTTTTTGGGCAGCTTGGCCCAAGTCATTCCGCAAGGGTGGCAAGTCGGTCTGCAAGGCCAGGTGGATCAAGGGCATGTATGACGGCTGCGCTGACCAGATCGTCAAACACGTGGAATGGATGAAAACCACTGACGCATGGCGCAAAGATAACGGGGCCTTCATCCCGGCCCCTCTGGTCTACCTGAACCAGCAACGATGGGACGGCGCTGAAATTCCAGAAGGTTTTGTAATTAACCAGCGAGAGGCCGACAAAGTAGACCCTGCGCTGGTCAAGATCGCCCAGGACAGAGCCAAGGCAGCCCCAATGCCCGATCACATCAGGGAGCGCCTGCAACAACTCAGGCGCATGTTT